GATGACGGATATGGATCTGATGGGCGCGAACATGGCGAACAATTTAAGTCTCGGCATGGGCGATGCGTTCAACTCTATCCTGACGGGCACCGCATCGGCAAAAGACGCGTTTACAGACTTAGCCCGAGGGATGGCTGCATCGATGGTAAGCGCCCTGGCAGACATGGCCGCGCAATGGGTCGCATTGCAGCTTGTTAAGAAGGTCACGGCCAAGGCCGAGGAGACGAGCGCAGCCACAGCGAGGAGTTTGAGTGCAGCCGCCTCAGTAGCACAGTCGGCCCTTCACGCGTACGCATCCGCCGCCGCAGTCCCTGTCGTTGGTTATCTTGCCGCCCCAGCCGCTGCAGCCGCTGCAATCGCGGCCACAACGCCTATGGCAGCATCTGTCACTGCACTATCGGCATCTGCGGCGGCAGCACGCGCCCTCGGCGGTCAGGTTCGGGGTGGCGAATCATACCTAGTAGGTGAGCGAGGCCCTGAATTGCTCCACATGGGCACCAGCGGGCGCGTAGTACCTAACGACAATATCGGTGCCGGCGGCGGGGTTTCCATCGTAAACAACGTCGACGCATCGGGCGGCGGCGCGGATGTCGATATTAGAATCCAACAGGCAATGATCCAGACCAACCGTCAAACGGTGGCTCAAATTCAAGACCTGCTACGTCGAGGGCGACTAATAACATGACGACATACAGCTTCCCAGCACTGACGCCTAGCCGGTCGTCGTTTGAGTTGGTCACCAACACCAAAACATTCAAATCGCCGCTGACCAACGCGATACAAACATCCGGGCGCAAGGGCGCGGTCTGGCGCGTGACGATGACGTTCAATAATCTGTTCGGTTCAGACCGGGCGGAAATGCAAGCGTTCCTGACAAAGCTGAACGGTCAGGAACATCGGTTTTATTTGCAGGACCACTCGTTCACCAGGCGCGGCGCTGGCGGCGGTACGCTCCTAATCAACGGGGCCGCGCAGTCAGGCAGCACGCTAGTCTGCAACGGGGCGACGGCATCGGTTACAGATTACCTTCTCCCGGGCGACTACATCGCGTTTAATAACGAACTGCACATGGTAACCACCGCCGCGAATTCCGATGGCAGCGGCAACGTTTCCCTGTTGATCGCGCCGCCGATACGCAAGCAAACCAACAACGACGACCTAGTCGATTACGCGGTACCGGTCCTCGGCGTTTTCATACTCGCGTCGGACGTTTCCTGGGACAACAACCCGGGCATCAATTCATCATTTACGATTGACGCAATCGAAGATGTGCTGGCCTAAAACGGCGCAGGGAGAAACAGCATGAGCCGGGCATTTGAAGCGGCCAGCGCCGCAGCATTCGCAGCGCAACACGTTGCCGTCATCACATTCGCGTATTTGGACTTTGCCAGCGGCATCGTTCGAGTACACAACGGCATCGGGACATACACCTGGGGTGGGTTCGATTGGCTGGGTGTCGGCGACTTTGGTGCGGTATCCGCATTAGAGGAAGGGTCCGACGTAAGCCCCTACGGGGTGGCGCTGACACTGAGCGCCCTGGACGCAACGATGGTAGGCGTCGCCATGACAGAAGACTACTACATGCGCGATGCCATCATATACATTGGGGCGCTTTCCACCGCCGACGTGCTGCTGAATACGCCGCTGCAGATGTGGTCCGGCCACATGGACGTTATGACCGTTACAGCCGGAGCAACTGGCGGTGACGCAATCACGGTACAATGCGAGTCGGAACTGGCGGCGTTCAATCGATCATCAAACCTGAAATACACTACCCAGGCATTGCAGGCAGAATACTCCGGTGACCTTTTCTTCGACTTCCTATCTAAAATATCCGGGGCCAAAATCCGATGGAATTCCAACACCAGTGACTCGGTCGCTGGTCACCAGACGGCTCCTCATAGGGAGGATGAAAGCAATGCGCCTATCCAAGGCATCCGGCGACCCGGTTGAACACAGCATCGACCAAGGCGGTCCGGGCATTCAATACCTGGAAAAAGCGCAGCTTTGAATACGGCGACGCCGACTGCTGCCAGTTCGCCGCGCATGTTCTAACCGAAATCACTGGGCGCGATTACATCGCCCGTTTCGAGTATCGCAATGAGGACGACGCTGCGGCTTTGATAAAGGAACATGGCAGCCTTTGCGGCTTGGTAACCCATGCGCTCGGCGTAAAACCCGGCGACAACTACATCGACGGCGACCCGGTTGTAGTGCGATTGAAAATGATCGGCGACGCAATGGGTATACGGCTGGGCGAGCATGCTGTCTGCCTGACCATGAACGGTCTGACGCGAATACCTAAGAGCCACATCATCGGGGGTTGGTCAATATGCCACCAGCAGTAGCATTCGTCATGTACGTTGGCGTAACCACCGCCGCGCTCGTTGGCGTCACCGTTGCAGGTGCCGCCGCGTTTGCCGTTGGTGCAGCAGTTATTGTCGGCGGCACAATGCTCGCCGCCAAACTGGCAATGCCCAGCATCAGCCAGGGCGTTGCGGACAACGACAGGTCGCGCCAGGTTACGGCGCGTGGCACCATCGAAAGCCAAAAGATTATATACGGCGAGGCACTGGTGTCGGGGCCGTTATCGTTTGTCGGGGTGAGCGGTGCCGGCAACAAAAACCTGCATCACGTTGTGGCGCTGGCCGGGCACCAGGTCGAGGCAATCACCGAGATTTGGCTAGATGACCAGATCATAACCACAGCCCAGATGTCCGGCACCGACTGGGTGCAATCGGGCACATTCCAACCAACCGGCACGCCCGAAGAAAGCATTGTTAAGATCATCAAAAACCTCGGCACATCGGTCCAAGAGGCCGACGAAGACTTGGTTACCTCGTTTTCAGAGTACACCGCAGCGCACCGGGGGCGAGGCATTGCCAATATCGCAACAACGTTTGTGCTCAACGGCGAGAGTCAGGCAATCTGGGACAAATACTCGCCCAGCGACATCAAGGCACTGGTCAAGGGGCGCAACGAGATATACGACCCGAGGCTGGACGTTACTGTAGGCGCAAGCCCCACCAGCGCAACATACCAGGCATACACCGACAACCCAGCGCTCTGCGTCGCAGACTACCTGGTCAATACCAAGTTCGGCATGGGCATCGCCGCTGCCAAAATCGACTGGGCTGCGGTGGTCACCGCAGCCGACGCGTGCGATGTTCTAGTCGCTATCCCAACAAGCGCAACGCAAAAGCGATTCACCGCCAACGGCGTTTTGTTTGCAACGGATAAACACCAGACAAGTTTGAACAAGCTGCTATCTTCGATGAATGGCTCGCTGGTCTACACCAGTGGCGTTTACGTTATCCGGGCGGGAATATACGAGGCACCAACCGAAACAATCACCGACGACGACCTAGTGGGGGCGATATCGATAAAAACTGGCGTCGAGCGGTCCGACCGATTCAACACGTGCGGCGGCGTTTTCATTGACCCAGCGCATCAACACAAGTCGATGGAATTCCCAAAGGTTCAGCTAACCGCCGCGCTCAACCGCGACAACAGCGAGGTGCTAGAGCGCGAGATCGATCTACCGTTTACCAATTCCAGTTATATGGCGCAGCGCCTCGCGCACAAGTTGGTCCAGCTAAGCGACCAGCAAAAAATTGTCAGCTTTCCGTGCAACCTCGGCGGTTTGCGGATTGCCGTAGGCGACCGCGTCAATGTAACGATTGAAGAGTTTAGCTGGACCAACAAAATATTCCGTTGCATGGCCTGGGCATTCTCCGATAGTGGCGGGGTTGATTTGACGCTGGCCGAGGATGATTCTGGCAGCTACGCGGACCCAGCCGAGGGTGCGTACTCAACGGTGACGGAAGACGGCACAATCGTTGATGGGTTCCCGGGCGTGCCCGATCCGCAGGGTCTAGCCGCCACAGCGGGAATCAAGTCCATCGACCTGAACTGGACCAACCCGTCAAACACAAGCAAATTCGACGGGGTTATTTTATACGCATCGACGACATCGGCCTGGAGCGGGGCGGTAGAGATTGGGCGCGGCCTGCTGACATCATTCAAGCACGACTTCAGCACAACAGCGGATCCGATCGTCGAGGACTTCGAGCGGTGGTACTGGGTACGAGCGATCGGCACCGGCGCAACGGGCCAGGTTTTATCCGACCGCAACCCAGACAATGACACCAGCACCGTCACGGCGACCGCAGCACAAAACGAGGCTCAACTGGTCGAGTGGACCGTCGTCGCCGATGCGTCGGGGTTGCGCCCGGTAAACAATGCCACCGTAGGCGCTCAGGCAACGGTCAACCTAAAGAACGCGGCGGGCACGGTATTAAACGACGCGGACGTACTCAACGAGGTTCTGCGGACTGAGATTCTGACGGTTGAGTTGGAAACCGGCGATGTGCTGGACCTGGAAACCGGGGCAGAGGTAGACATACAAAACCTGGGCGACGTCGCGATATGGGCCTATGACTCCAGCGTGACGCTGCAGGGCAGCATAGCCAACCTGTCGTCGCTGCTAACCGACGTCACCGCCGGACTTGGCGACGTTTACGTCCAAGCCAGCG